TTTCTTGTTTGCTATCTGCCCAATACAATATATCATCACGTCTTATAAACCACCTTAATACACCACTTCTTTCTGGTATGGCATACCCTGTATTTTCATCCCACCACCAAGAAATAAACTCTGCTACCCAGCTTTCACTATCTGGATTACAAGTTGCTCTTACATAAGGCTTTACACCGCAAGTGGAGCGGTTACGGGAAAGCATATAAAAAAACTGCTTTCTGCTAAAGTGTGTCAATTCGTCAAACAGTATTAGTGGTATTTGAGAACCTTGCCATTTTAAAACATCTTTTTCTAACTCCATATAACTAAATGTTACTTTCATACCACTTTGAAATCGCCATACAGATACAGGATTTTTTACTGCCTTTCCACCACAATAGGGATAAATATTACAGGCTGTATCCCAAAGACCACCTTCTGCAAATATCTGATTGTTATTTTTTCTAAATATTACTGCTCCAAATTTTCCATTGTTGATATAATGCAACGGCTCTAAAAGTAAAGCAAATGTTTTTCCTCCTCCTGCTGCACCTCCATAAATACAGATGTCAGCATTGCAAGACAAAAACCTCTTGTGCTCCTTTTTGTGGTCTAATTTCCATACTACTCAACCCCTATCATTGTTGGGTAAATAAATATTTACTGCTGTTGTTTGTTCTGTTTGTTGGTTTTGTGTTTCTCCAAATTTCAAAAGCACTTCTAAACATTTCATTTTTTGTTTTTTTGCTTTTTCGATTTCATTGTTATACCGCAATATCAATTCGTGTACTGCTACCGTGTTCGTCATTACTTTTTCTTCTGTATAGTCACTTGCCATATCTCTTTGTGTTCCTTCTAATTTTGATTTTGATTTGCTTACACCAGATACCACAAGTCCACCTGCTTTTTGCTCCAACTCTTTTATTTTTCCCATAAACTTCAATATCTGCAAATCACAAAACTTTATCATTTTTTTACATTCTTCTATTTCGTCTACTTCTTGTTGTAAAAAAAATTCCTGTTCTTGCTCTGATAAAAATTCAAATAACATTTTTTCGTAAATACCGTGTTTGAGATGGTTTTTATTGCCTTTGGGAGCACCATATCCTACTGCATTTTTATTGCCTTTTTTTGCTCCTTTTTTTGGCTTTTCATTTGCAACGTTGCAATACTTTTTTTGTTCTATTTGCAACGTTGCATTATTATGTGCTTTCCATTTGTAACGATTTTTCCAGCAGCGAACTGTGCCTTCTGAAATATGTAATTGTTCTGCAATCTCCTTTAATGTCAACGTTCCGCCACTTTCTACAAATAGTTTTTCTGCTTTTTCACAATCTGGATTTCTTACTTTTGGCATTACATACCCACCACCTCATTTCTGTATTTGTTTGAATTTGAAAAATTATTTTCTCTATTACAACATAATAAAAAAAGATAACCTTTATTGGCTATCTCTTTATAAAAGCTTGGGGGCTTTTTGATAAAACTTTATGTTAGTATCATAACACATATTTCTATAAAAAAAGTCCCAACTTTGTCTCATTTTGTTGCAAAATCGTCTCATTTTGTTGCAATTTTGTTTCATTTTGTTTCACGTTTTTTTCAAACACTCCATTATACTCCATCATTTTATAAAGCCACTCGTATATTTCTTGAAAACTGCGACACACTGTTGATTTTGACAAATGAAGCAAAAATGCCACTTGTGTTACACTTTTTTTATGTTTATATTTATATTCTAATAGCTTTTTACTTTCTTCATTTAACATATGAATATAAAATGCTGTTTCTTCTTTCTCATCTTCTAGCTTTTGTATCTCTATTTTTAGTTCTAAAATTTCGTTTTGTGTTTTACAATAGGCTGTATCTAGTCTAGTATAAATTACTTCAATTTCTCTATCCATAGGACTTTGTGGCAATGTTCCACTTTTACTACCTATACCATCATATTTTACTGCCTGCAAATCTGTATTTAATGAAACAGGCAATATAGCACTGTTTCTGTCATTGTCTATTTCTTGTAATCTTTTCCTCAATCTTTCTAATTTCTCATTCTTCCATACAATCACTTTTTCTGTATAATAATACTGTTCTATTTTCTTTTTGACTTCTGCTAGTTCCTTTTTGTTTATCAAGACTTCCGCCCCCTTGTTTATACCAATAGAATATGATATACTTTTTTTGATGGAGTGGGGCGGAAGCCCCTTTTTACTTTTGTATCACTTCATTCTTTCTAACTGCCTATTTATTTTATATTCCATTACTTTTTCTACTTCTTTCACCTGCTACCTCGTGAACCTCTTTAAATAATCCAACATATAGTCTTTATACCTTTTTGCTAAAACCTCTGATGTAACCTCTAATGAATTTAATTTTGCTACATCAATTAATATCTTGCAAAGTACACTTGTCAGCATATCCATCACATCAACACCTGTTATATTCGTACTTACTTTTACCCTGACACCATTTTTTTCTTCTTTTAGAGTAATCCACTTCTTTTTGTGTTTCATTATGCTATTCCTCCATATCTACATCAATACCAGTTGTTTCTTTGAATATTGCTTTATCAAAATTCGGTATTGCCATAACAATATCTTTTTGTTCTTGAGATAATTCATTCCAACATTTTTGCCTTTCTTCTGCTATTTCTTCCAAACTCAATTTTTTTAAATAAAATCCCGTTGTTTGATATTCTGGGTATTCTTCTTTTTCTTTCTCTGTCATATCTTTTTCATCAATTTTTTGTATTGGACTAACCATCATATCATATAATATAGTTCTTGCCTCACTATTTCTCCAATCTTTCATTGTCCAATCAGATATTTTATTAAATAAAAATATTTTTTGTTCTATCGTATTAAAACAACCATTAGAACAATTTGTAACATTCCAGTCTCCACTGTTCCAATTTCCACTATTATAATCTCCACTGTTATATTTTCCATTGTTACGGTTTCCACTGTTATGATTTCCTCTATTCCATTTCCCACTGTTCCCGTTTCCACTGTTATAATCTCCACTGTTATAATATCCGCTATTATGATTTCCACTGTTATAGTTTCCACTATTATAATTTCCACTATTACAGTATCCACTGTTACCTAATCCTATACAGTTTTTTCCCACATTTACAATATCCATCACCTCATTCCAGAAAATTTCTCTTTCAATTTTTATTTTATTTGTACAACTTTTTTCTTCATTCTCTGCAACATCTATATTGCCATATGCTGTTATTTCTGCAACTTTATTTTTATCATTAAATTTATAATAGTCATAACAATCTACCAGCTTTTTGCAGAAATGATACCCTCTTTCACATATTACTGGCACTTCGTCCATTTCATAACACTCCCCAACTTGGTATTGAAATCCCCTACAAGTCCAATCTGGATTGAATACCTTATAGCCTTTTACTGCTTTATTTTCACTCATTTTGCACCCTCCTATTTCACTACTCTACATTTATCAGGACTATTTTGACAAACTAATTCACAATTCTCTTTATATTTACAATCTGTGCAACAAATATAATCTTTATATTCTTTGAATTTAGGACAAGCACTTTTTAAGGCACATCTTTTTCGTCTTATTCCTCTTGGCATAGTACCACTTCTTTCTCTACTTCTTGCACTGTAACCTCTATTCTAGGCATATCGCTATAAAATTTCTCAATGCTCATACTTACTAGGTTTTTATCATCTTTGTAGCAAATACCGTTTAAGGCATCTGCTACTGCCTTCAAAATATTATCTCCATCTGGTTTTTTAGTAGGGCGGATTTCACCAGAAAGCATTGCTGCTTTTTCTTTTTGCTTGTATTTTTGGGTATTTTGTAATATGCTTTTACAAACAATTCTAATTGACTTTCTTCTGTAAATTTCACATTGCCGCATTGCTCATAATATGCAAATTTAATTTGTGTTTCATATGCTTGCGTTTTCTCTGGTGTATATACCGATAGGCGTTGACCATTATTAGCAAATCTTGGTCTTTCTTTACCTCTTGGTTCTCCTTCAACGGTAAATTTTATATTCATTTCCCTAAAAATTCCTTTCGTTTTTCTGCAAACATTTCTGCTACACTAGTAAAATCATTTATTTTAGGTTTATACAACAAAAGTGCTTGTAGCTGTTCTTTTTGTTTCTGTTCTTGTTCTAACAATTTTTGTTGTTTTTGCTGCTCTAATAACTCCTGCTTTTTTTGCTGATAGGCAAACTGTTTTTGTTCTATTTTCTGCTGTATTTCCAGAGGCAAACTGTTTTTTTGTTTTTGTCTTTTTTCTTCTGCTTGATATATTTTTAAAAAATGTGCTCTGTCTATTTCCATATCCTCACTCATACACAAATTATGCCAGCCCATTCTTTGCACAACAGTTCTCGTCATCTCAGACATACTTTCTAATGCTTTTGTTTCTCTATACTGACCATAATTTCGTATTGCAGAAATCACTTCTCCCCAAGCTGCTCCACCATCTATAACATAACCTGTACTGATTTCAGCAATCGTTTCTCTCACTTCTGCAACAGTAGGAAAATATTTGCTTGTGGCAATTATTTTTTGTATTGCTAGGTTCATTATTTCTTTGTCCGTATCAGCAAACATTGTTATCCAGAGATTGATTTTTCCTTCCGCTTCTTGTCTTGTAATATCTCTCAACGCTCCAGAATAGTTTGCTTTCAACACCGCAAGCATTTTTATAATTTCTTCTCTTGTCAAAACAATACGCCTCCTTCTTCTTGGGCAATGTCTAAGAAAATATTACTGCTTTTTGGCTGTACCATAACATTTGTTTTATTTACGTAATTGCCATCCAACACTTTCGCCATACTACTGTCTTTTATCAGCCAGTCGAAATTAGCTGACCAGTTATCGCGATTTGCACCTTTCAGGAAGTCACAATTTTCAGCTATTTCAAATACCTTTTTGAAATCTTCGACTGTGTATTTTTTCAGTCTAGCTCTAATTGCTTTTTCCCTAGCTTCCGACAGCCTTGTGCAGCGTGGAAACGACACGCAAGTGGCGTTGTACATATCAGCGATTAGCTGATAAACACTCTTATTGCCTTCTTCTCCTTCTTTTCTTTCTTCTCCTTCTTGTAATTCTTTTAATTCTTTATATTCTTTATATTCTTTAGTTGTTGTTACTTGTTTGTTATTCGTTTGTTGTTTGTTTGTTATTTGTTTGTTACTTGCTTGTTGTTTGTTTGTTATTTGTTTGTTATTTGTTTGTTGTTTGTTTGTTATCTCTTTGTTGTATTCTTGCTACTGTGTTTGAAAAAAGCTATA